ATACTGGAATCTGTTCAATTTATCTTGGATATTTGGTATAGCCATAAGTGTGGCAGGGAAATCAAATTGTTGCAATATAGACCCTGCTGAATCTCCTGAACTCCATGGAAAATAGAGTACTGGATATGGTCTTTCTAAAATAAGTGAGATTCCTTGGTCAACATATGGATCAACTCCGTTTGCAATTGACATAACTGGAGATACTATTTCTAAATTTGGATCATTTCGTGCAACATTATCAGCAAATGTGGTAGTGAGTTGTGTTTTCTCGTTCGTTTTCTGAATTTCTTGTTGTGTAGGTATTGCTCCTGTGGACATATGAGGCAATAGGTCTTCTTGAACTGGAAATTCTTCTCTATTTAATCTAAAATATTCAGCATACAACTGTGAGAAGGTGAGATAGGTTGGTTGATATCCTTCGTGCACTAGAGCATTATCAATCCTCTCTTTCCAGAATTCAAAATATTTCTTGCCATGTTGGAAGGCATGCCTTAAAGTGGACATACAGGTTTCTCTAAGATAGAACTCTGGATTGCCACCGGCTGTCATATGGTAGGGGATATCTTCTAAGGTCTCTTTGTCTAGAGGTGCATAAACGACTCCGTTCTCTACAACAAAACGTCTTTTGAGGTACATAGCTTCTGAAAGCGGTAATGTTTCTGTCAATGGTTTATCTTTGAAACATGATGTATATTCCATTCCCCATAAGAGAAATTCATCTCTAAGGTCAAAATGGTTAATAATAAGTGATGTGATCGCTCCAGCTACTCCACGTGCTAGAACATGATCATCACCAAAAATTCCAATTTTATCGAAAACATCTGTGCAGGTTTGATATAGAACATCTGCATATTTGCGAACTGTCATGGTGTCATATTGGAGCACACCAAGTTTGTTGAGTCTTTTCTTAAATTCTGCAATAATAATAGGTATTGAAGTGCAGATTGAATTCTTTAGTGTGGTAGACATACGGCCACTTGGGTTACCCCAAGTTTTATAGACTAAAT